CCATATTGCATCATAGGAGACTGGGTGGGCGTTAGTGTCTAGCGTAGTCAAAGCAGAGACTCAGTTTGTCTATGACATAGAGGTTGAAGCACCACACCACAACTTCGTAGCAAACGGGTTAGTAGTCCACAACTGCCATCACTACGGAGGCTGCCAGTTCCGGGAAGTTTGCAGCAAAGACCCCTCTGCGAGGAAAATGTACTTGGAGAAGGATTTCGTCCAGCAAGTTTGGAACCCACTGGAGGAAAGAGAATGACCGACTGTCTCTTCATCGGAGGCCGAGTTGACGGCAGACGCCAAGCAGTGATGGATACATCTGACCGCGTTTACTTTAATATACTTGAACCTCTATCATTATGCTATAGAAGAATAAATCTTTACTCTCCTGGAAATGAATATTTTGTATTCATGTTGGATAAGATCCCAGATAACCAAGTGATAGAGGCTTTGATAGATGGATACAGAAAGGAGAACAAATGACCTGGGAAGAAGAATGTAAGAAATGGCACGGAAGAGAACTAACAGGACTAAGAAGACACTACTGTTCAGAGTGGGACGGGCTACCAGTAGACGAAACGTGCGACGAGTTTAGTGTCTGCATCTGTGACCTAGAGAGTGTTGTAAAAATGAGGACAGAAAAAATGAACAAATAAGACAACCCTCTTGGAGTGAACTCAATGCTAACTCTAGTCTTCGACACTGAAACCACCGGCTTCCTCCACAAAACAAAGCCGATAGGTCATCCATCTCAACCACATTTAATCCAACTCGCGTTCGCAATGGTGAAAGATAACGCAGTCGAGCACACATGGTCCACCATAATCCATTGTCCAATAGATGTCCCACAAGGAGCCTTCGCGGTCCACGGCATCTCAAGAGAGAAATCACAAGAAGTTGGAGTACCACTCGTCGATGCGGTTTTTTATTTTGACAAATTTCTGAAGATGTGCGAGAGGTTTGTGTGCCACAATTCCGAATACGACTTTCCAATAATGCAAAACGCCTACCATCGATGTGGGTTCGATCAGACCATCCTCAATTCACGAGCAGGCCATTGCACCATGAAGTCCTTAACACCAGTGCTCAAACTCCTTCATAAGAGTGGCCGCACTGGCTACAAATGGCCCACTCTTAAGGAGGCGTATGAGGCACTAACCGATCCAAGCGGATTTTCTGGCGCACATGATGCACTAGCAGATGTTGGTGCGACAGTTAGTCTACTCCAGTTCATCGAGACTAATGGAAAGTCTCTAGTTCAAACCCACAACCACGGTGTCACCACTGTCTAAGGAGAACACAATGACAGAGACCGATAAAGCCCTAGCCAGTCTTATCGACAAGATCAACCAATTGACAGCACCGCTGCTAGACGCAGTGCCGGAGGATGGTGTTCAACGTGGAGTAGAACTAGCAGGAGAGGTTTATCAGATGGGGGCTGTTGGCAATCTAATTTGGCCAACACTCGCCTTGGCGATATTGGGCGCTGCTGTTTTAGCCTTATTCAAGAGCTTTAAGGCAGCCGAAGCAACTGAGTTCAAGAATGGATTTTGGGTTCCCTGTGTTTTTTCCTCGTGCATTGCAATGGCGATATCCGGTATCGTTTCAGCTGTAGGCGTATTTAGCTACCTCGTCAACCCTGTCTACTGGAAAGCTGCTACTGATCCCACGTTTGCAATAGCTGCGAAAGTGCTAGGGCTGCTGTAATGCCAAAAGGAACCCACCACCAGTCCCTAACCACCACAAAGCTCCTCAACATAGGAGACCCCGGTGGTGGAAAGACTGGGGCGCTAGCTTGCCTAGCAGAAGCTGGCTATCGATTAATCATAGTTGATTTCGACAATGGGCTTGACATCCTCATCGGTAGGAATGGGCTTCTCAGAAAGAACAAGAAGGCCCTAGAGAATATCTTCTATGAGACTTTCACCGACCCTCTCCAAGCAGTTGCTGATGGACAAATGCTGCCTGTAGGAACTCCTACTGCGTTCAACCGAGCAATGAAGGGGCTGACTAGGTGGAAGTTCTCAGATGGAGAGGATAGTACCTACGACCTTGGAAACATAGGGTCGTGGGGACCAGATACAATATGCGTAATCGACAGCTTTGGACATGGTGCAGAGGCAGCACTAAGATTCTGTCGTCAACTCAATGCCCACCAACTAGACCGCTTCATTCACCAATCCGACTATGGCCAAGCGATGCAGATGCTTGAAGGAATGTTACAACTCCTCTACGCAACCAACATAAAGTGCCATGTGATAGTCAACTCCCACATCACATACATGGAGGATGCAAGTAAGGGAACCCTCCGAGGCCTCCCCCGAGCACTAGGAAGAGTGCTACCCCCAAAGGTTGGTGGATACTTCAACACCATCATTCGCACCGTGACTGAGGGGAGTGGCAAGAGTGAGCGCCACATCATCCGAACCGCTAGCGAATCGAATCTAGAGCTAAAGCTGCCGGTGGCTCCAGGAGTCATCCCAGACACGCTCCCGATAAAGAGTGGCCTGCTAACGATCTTCAAGACACTTCAGGGAGTCGAGGGGCTATCATCGGAATAGCTTCAGCACCAGTGAACAGAGGAGACTGATTCAATGCCTAACAGCGAACCATCCGAAGTTGAAGTTTGGTTAACCCACGAAATTGCTAAACGCATACGAAAGAAGATAGATGATGAAGATAGAGAATTGATCGAGGGCGAAGGAATTGGTCTGCCTATTGGTCTATCAACCTCTCCGGATGACGAGGCAGTCGAATGACATGAGATGAAGTTGATTCGGGCTAAGATTATCCTCCCTGGTCTTAGCTCGAAGGCGGGAGAGGGTGGATTAAACCGGTCCACACATCCTCTCCCGCCACCCCCCTCAGCTGAAGGAGAAACACAATCCCATTGGTGATGGGAGCGATCGTTGGAATAGTTCCAGCATTAGTGAACAGAGGAGACTAACGTGTTCTCAGAAGAAGCATCATTGCTTGTTGCACTAGCAAGCGGACTAGCCTCGTTCGGTTTCATGCTTATGTTATTTGGAAGTCTTTACGACCCTAGTTGGGAAGACGGACATGTAATTGGATCACTATTTGTATCAATAGGAGTAGGTACAATAGCAGGTGTGCTTACTTTCATTAACATAGTTAAGAGATAACACGACTCTCGATCGCTAGCGGAACCGATCGAGCTACTATCCATTCCGCAATAGCCAAGGAGAACTACAGTGCCAGACGTGGATTTCGCAAGCCTACTATCCCAACAAGCCAATAGTGTTGAACGGCCAAAGCTCTACCCTGTTGGTAACTATGATGCGATTATTGTATCACACAAGTTCGACAAGTCCTCCCGCAAACAAACCGACTACTGCCGTTTTAGTGTGAAGCTCCTAGGCCCACGAGAGGATGTGGACCCGGATTCTTTTGAGGAAGCCGGTGGTGCTGCTGGCCTCGCAGAGCGTCGTGAGATCAATCTCGACTTCTACCTCACAAAAGACGCTCTGTGGAGGCTAGTAGAGTTCATGAAGTTCACTCTCGAAATGGAATTTGGAGAACGCAACGTGGACGAATGTATCCCTGACACAACAAACCTTCCTCTTGTTGTCGAGATCGTCCATCAAGCTGGGAGTAAGGCAGGAGAGTTCTACATGAACATCAACGACACCGCACCAGCACAGTAGCACAGTCCTTCTAGCTGGTCAGGGGACGCCAGAAAAAAGTCCCCACCCTTTGAGGAGGACTGAGAGATGAGCGCGATTGAATACGCTGCCAAGCCGGGAGATGGGACATGAGCAACTGGCAGCCGATCGAGACCGAGCATCAAGATGGGCGGGATTTGTGGGCATGGATTCCGAAATGGAAAATGCAGTGCGTGGCTTGGTTTGCTGATGGACAGTGGTGGACGCCTACCAGGGAAAGCGGTCGCATGGGAATTCCTCTGCCCACCCACTGGCAGCCGCTACCGGACCCGCCATCATCTGAAGGGGTAAAATGATGCCGCTATCAAATGAATTCGCAACAATACCAATCTCCATCATAAAAGTCAGAGAGGATCGTCAGAGAAAGAACGTAAACAAAGCTTCAATCCAAGACCTAGCAAGTTCCATACAACTTCACGACCTCCTCCACCCAATAATAATAGACAGAGACAATTTTCTAGTCGCCGGTGAGAGGAGATTAGGGGCATTCAAGCTACTAGGCCGTGAAAACATCCCAGTCCACTACCTTGACGAACTTGATCCTATTGAAGCCAAAGTTATTGAGTTGGAAGAGAACGTCCAGAGGAAAGACCTAACCTGGCAGGAGTATGTCGGGGCAGTTAATAACTACCACGAAGCAAAGCTAGCAAGTGATGGTGAATGGACTATGGAGAAGACAGCAGGGGCACTATCTATTACAGAACGGTACTTTAGGAAAATAATACAGGTAGCAAACCTATCACTGAAAGATGAGAATATAAACAACTCAGAGAGTATTACAGCAGCAATCAACTACGCCCAAAGAACAATGACGAGAGCCGTTGAGACTGAACTGTCTCAAACCAGCATTGAGGAACTCATATCAGGCAAAGAACCAAAGGAGGAGCAGGAGGTTAAAGAAGAGTCAGTCCTCCTAGACGATTTCACTCCGTGGGCTCAAGCATACTCTGATCGTCGTTTCAATTTCGTACACTGTGATTTCCCATATGGAATAGGCTATGACAAGACTTCGTACCATGGATCGGAGACTGACATAAAGTACGACGACTCAAAAGATGTCTTTGACTCATTACTAGACGCTCTATTAACCAACCGAGACAAGATATTCTTCCCCTCTTCCCACCTATTCTTCTGGTTCTCCATGCCAGACTACCAGAAGGTATTTGACGCCTTGACTTTGGGTGGTTTCAAGGTCAATACAGTCCCACTCATCTGGCATAAGAGTGCAGGGATTATTCCAGACGCATCAAGAGGTCCGAGAAGAGTCTATGAGAGCGCATTTATGGCATCACTTGGGGATAGGAAGATTATCCGTCCTGTGCCAAACTTAATCTATGCTGCGATCAAAAAGCACGGCCACATCTCCACAAAGCCACGAAACATGTTAAGACATTTCTTTAGGATGTTTATTGACGAGAAGAGTGAAGTCTTTGACCCCACTTGTGGCTCCGGTAGTGCCCTCGCGGCAGCGAAAGGCTTGGGAGCGGAAAGAGTGCTAGGATTGGAGGTTGAAAAGAAACACGTGGAGACTGCAAATACATTAGTTAGATTGACCAAAGTAAAGCAGGAGGAAGAGGACGATGATTAAGACCTATGAAGCAATCAAACCAGAAGAATTAGACCCAATCAACCAATGGGTTGACGGACCAGCCCACTACAAAAAACACAAACTAGAGTCCGCAGATATCATAGACATGCTAGACCTACCACGCTGGCTCTCCATTGCATTCAAACACATCTATCGAAGGGGCCATAAGGACCACGACCACACAATAGCCAGAGAGATATCCGACATTGAGAAGGCAGTTTGGTACCTCAACCGCCACATCAACCTTCTGAAGAAAGAAGTTGATGAGAAGCACCAGAGGGTTATGGATAATGTGGAGGAAATGAAGAGGAAAGATCCAGAAGGTGAGACATGAACGACATACGGATGATACTCGTGTATTGGCTACTGAATGTTGTGATGTGGCTAGCTCCTTGGCCACAGAAGGGTTGGTTGGTCTATAGCCAACAAAAGTTTATGGAAGAAGAAGCCAATTATATTGACAGAGAGGAAAGATTCAAATGACTGAGAGACCTTGAATATGACGCCACGCTGTTCCCCTTCTGGCCCCGTCAGTGCCAAGGCTATGATAGTTGGTGAAGCTCCTGGTGAAGAGGAGGATGGGAGGACTCCATTCTTAGGCACCTCCGGTCAAGAGCTAACACGGATACTTGACGAGGCAAATCTAGATCGATCCTCTCTCCGACTGACTAATGTCTTCATGAGTCGCCCGCCAGGGAATAAGCTGGATCTGGAATGGTGTGTCAGCAAGGCTCAAGCGGCTAAGGCATACTTGGAGCACCGTGACACTCTAATTGAAACAACACAAGAGGCCGAACCTCATGAATGGCCCACCACATACACCTGGCCACCCATCTCTCAAGGTGCTTACCTCAAACCACAATATCTCTCCGAGATCTATCGCCTTAGAGATGAGATCCTCGAAACGAAACCAAATCTAGTAATAGCCTGTGGAGGAAAAGCTACCTGGGCTCTCCTTCGAACATCAAAGATAACAAAAATCCGTGGAGCCGTTGCTTACTCCACCCTTATCCCCAACCTGAAAATCCTCCCAGCATTCCATCCTGCCTACGTCATGAGGAATTGGAACGTTCGAACACTCCTAGTCGCCGACATGATTAAGGCAAAAGAGCAACTGGAGTTTCCAGAGATACGACGACCAGAGCGGGAGATCTGGATAAACCCTAATCACTACGACCTTATCCGGTTCCAAAAATTATACCTAGATGGCGCTAAGATAATAGCATTCGATGTTGAAACGGCAAGGCAGCAGGTGACTGAGATTAGTTTCTCACCAAACCCTCAAGTTGCGATAGTGGTTCCATTCGTTGATAAATCTAAACCTGACTACTCTCATTGGGAGACCCATGATGATGAACTCAAAGCCTGGAAATGGGTACGAGGCATCCTCGCCAACCAATCCATCAAGCTGGCACAAAATGGTCTATATGATATCCAATACCTCTGGCGTCAGCACGGAATCCCGGTCAACAACTTCTCAGCAGACACCATGCTGCTACATCACTCTCTATTCATCGAACTTCCCAAGGATCTCGGATTCCTTGGATCAATCTACACGGACGAGGTGGCCTGGAAGTTGATGCGCCACCGGGCTCGAGATGAAGTGGATAAGAAGGATGACTGAACTACCAGAACTAGAATGGGATAGAATATGGGAGATTCAAAAACGCTACGACAGTGTTGGAGAGGAATTAGGATTGAGAATGAATAGTCAATGGCTCACGAGTAGCTTCGAAGACCACGAGGCAATAATGGCAGTATTGGATTCTCAAGACGCCGCAAAGAGAATAATTGATCTTAGGCACAAGTGCCACCCATGGATAGAGAAAGATAGTTAAGATGGTAGAGTGTTACATAAAGCCAGTTGAGTTGATACTAGACATGAAACCAGTTCCTAAGGATCAAGAGTGGATAGTGAGAGAACAGAAAGACATCTGGGAAACTCTTGCCAGAATGATCCGTAGGATTGAGAGACTTGAAGAACAACTCAAGAAGGAGGATTAGCTATGGCAAAGTGGACAATCATAAACAATACAATTGCTTCCGGCACAGTACACGACTACACAGAAATGATGCAAGTTCCTGGAGGAGCACTAGTTCGCACAATAATATTTGATGGAACTAACAGAACACTATCGGTTTGTTTTGTAGCCGCGCCAGATAGGCGGCAAGAGTGGTCTCACAATGCTTGGAAAGACTTGATAAATAAAGTGGAAGAGTAGCATGTTGCGAGTAATAGTTGAAAGCCCCTACGCTGGAGAGCTAACGAAAAACCGTCTATACGCCATTCGTTGTCTTAGAGACTCCCTAGAGAGAGGTGAGAGCCCTCTCCTCTCCCACTTACTCTACCCCCTAGTTTTGACCAAGTACAGTATCGAGGAACGAAATAGAGGAATGGAAGCTGGATGGGAATGGACTGAGGTCGCCCAACTAGTAGCGGTCTATACTGATCTCGGAACCACCTCTGGTATGCAAAAAGGTATCCAGAAGGGACTTGACGCTGGTTTGGACATAGATTATAGGAGGATTGAGCCATGACCCCAAAGCAAGAGAGAAGGTATGGAAAGCTACTAGTATCTGAGAGAGTCATTGACACAAATTACTATGACCTACAAGAAGTTCTTGGAGCAATGGTAGTTACCCATGTAGATAGAAACCTTCTCACCAATATTATTGGCTATTTTGGCTACTGTAAGGAATTCGACGTTGCAGAGGAGTACTGTTGTGCTCCAGTCTACATAGCAGATATTATAATAGGAGACGAAGGAGAAAAATCTATATCATTCAGAAAATTAGAGACACCAAAAATTGAGCCGGGAACTTGGATTATAAAGGAGCACGCTAAACAAAAGAAAGATGTAGAATGATCTTCCAAAATAAAGTCTTTCTAGGCCACTCCGGTCAAACGTTAAACTGGAATGTAGAGTGTGATAGTCTAAGTGTGAACGATTGGGATTGGGCGGCAGCAAGAGTGGCGGAGAAGTACGGGTTCATTACTGTAGAGGGAATACCAAGAGGAGGAACCCCATTTGAGAAGGCACTAATAAAACACATATCACAAACTGGATACCACCTAATAGTAGATGACGTATTCACAACTGGAAAATCCATGGAGGAAGCAAGATCTAAATTCAAAATCCATGTCTCAGCAGAAGGAATACTAGGAATAGTCCTATTTGCTAGAGCAGAAACTCCTGAGTGGATAGAGCCCATTTGGAGACTCTGGTGATGACAGAAGCACTAATTATCTACATCATCGGATTTGTATTGTGGTGGGGAGTTGGATTGGCAATAATATGGAAAAAAGGAAAGGAGTCCACTTCTGAATCTAACAAACAAGCTGTGTCTGGTGCTTTCATTCTTGGAGTTATTTGGCCAGTGGTAGTTGTGGCGTGTATTACTTGGTTCATTATCAAAGCGATAAAGAAATGAAAGTAATAAACACAGCCGCTGACGATCTAGAAGCTCTCCCTTCCCGTGAGAGCCACAACGTCTACTGCGGTCTAGATTCCTGTGTCACTCAAGAAGTCTACGACAGGATTAAGCGTAAGCTCGACCCAGAGACCCAAATCATCTACGACTTTGCCCGAGCACTCCAAGCCCCAGTCCTTGAGATGATGCTTCGTGGCATCCTTACCGACCAATACGAAGTGGATAAGATGATCCATACCTACTCAAAACGGAAGGATTGGGCAGATCACATAGTTCAAACCCTAGCGGATGTAGTCTGGGGACTCCCACTCAACCCTGGAAGTCACGTTCAACTCAAAAGATTCTTCTACGAACTGATGGGCATCCCAAAAATCTACAAGTTTGAGAAGGGTGAGAAGAAGCTTACTGTGGACCGAGACGCCTTAGAGAAGATCCAGAAATACCACTATGCTCGACCAATAGCCAGCGCAATCCTCACCTATAGGATCTACTCGAAAAAGATAGGAGTGCTACGAAGTGGCATCGATGAAGATCAGAGAATGCGTTTCTCATACAATATTGGAGGTACTAATACAGGACGATTTTCCTCCAACAAGAACGTTTTTGACGGTGGAACTAACGGTCAAAACATCACCGACGAACTCCGAGTCATTTTCGTGGCAGAGAAGGGATGGAAGTTTGCCTACTTGGATCTTGAGCAAGCTGAAAGCCGTTTTATCGCCTATGTCTCTGGAGACGAAAAGTATATCGATGCTTGCGAGTCATCGGACTTGCACGTGTATGTTGCTCAACTTATCTGGCCCAATTTACCCTGGGTCAGTGTTGGGCACAATCTCGACAATAAAACAGCAGGAAAAATCAATCGAAAAGTCGCTGATACTAACTTTTGGAGACATTGGACATATCGAGATCTCTCTAAACGCGGAGGTCACTTAACAAATTACGTTGGCGGAGCAGAAAGCAACGCAAAGAACCTCCACGTTTCTTTAGAGGTAATGAAGAAGTTCCAATCCACTTACTTGAGGGAATTCAATGGCATCCGACGACACTTCACAGACATCTCCAGAGAGCTCACAACCACTTCCACCATCACCACTCCGATGGGACGGAAAAGGCTCTTTTTCGGTAGAAATTACGATGACGATGTGCTGCGAAAAGCAGTCGCTTATCGTCCACAGAGCGGAGTCGGGGACTTACTCAATCTTGGAATGTACCGAGTGTGGAAGGAGATGCGAGATCAGTGCCACCTTTTGGCACAACTTCACGACGCCATCCTCATCAGCTACAGAGAATCTGACGAA